ACATACAGCGCATTTCCATAAGAAAGGAAGTTGGCGGCAGTGTAAAACGTTTCGTAGTTATCCGAAGTTGGTTTACCAAAGCGACTTGCGAGTGTATTTTCTGAATCTACGAGAACAAACTTTCCGATTGGCCCCCAACGAAAGACTCCACCGAAACCGCCGACCGTAGTCGCAAGTGCCGGAACAGTTGTTGTAAGATCAATTTCAGAAACGTTAATTCCCGGGCTGACTTGAAACGCCATTGTTATCTCCCTTTAAAGGTTAGTCATGTAAGTTGCATTTACTTTATTTATAAATTGAAAAAATTAGGGCATTTATTCATGAAATGCGAGTTAAATCAAAAGTTTCCTTCAAAAAAACCTCGCTTTTGTGCTACCCAAAAATCATCTCTTGATCCATTATTAAATAATGGTTCGTTGACTTCTTCGTCGTGTATGTCATCTCCAGTGCTCAACAGACCAAACGGAAGCATCTGTTGTTCAAGCATTTTCTCGTTCTGCTCATAGATTTGCATGCGAATATCAACATTCGTAATTTCTTTGAGATATGGTTGAGTAGTTAACCAAGCAAAAAGAACACAACACATGGCCATGTCATCATTACCATCTTCTGCTTCGTATGATTGATTGCCTTTTAGACTGTTCTTGAGCGAGAAACGACTTAACTCGTAGATCGTATCATAGTCATAAATTAAAAATTTATCTGACTCGACGAGAGTTTTTAACGTGGCACAACCAATTCTCTTGACTTGTTTTGATGTTTTCACTCCGTAGTGTGTAGTAGTAGCAAAACCGCCTGATAAACTTTGCCCTGTTCTACCATTGTTTGCAGTCACAAGAACACCATCATATTCAAGGTCATAGTGTAAGATGTCAGCCACTTGCTGACCAATATCGTTTGTTTCGACAAGAACAAGCGCATCATTATATTTGACTGCAGCACCATAGATAATGTTTGGATATATCAATGGAGATATGAGATTATTTCGAAATGCAGCGACTTGTCGATATGGCATCGTCGATACGTTGACGACAATGAAAGCAGAATAGTCGGCGCCAGCGCCTCGTGCAGTATCAACTACGATAGCATAGATCGTATCTTTCTCTGGTTCTTCATAGATCTTTAATCCTCCATCCGCCTGGGCAATTGGATGCTTGTAAACCATATTACGAAGTTTAGTAGGATGAATCAGAGTGTTCGAAGAACCGAGGAACTCGCACTCATATTCTTGTCTGAACTGATCTTCAGAAGTATTACTGATCGTTTGTTCTCTCCATGCCCCGTCGCGGCCAGGAATTTGTGACCAGTGAACGTCGACACGAGCATAGGCATTGCGACCTTCTTCTGATTCTGTCCAGATGCGGTAGAACATGTTCATACCGTTCGGTGTCGAGGTAATCAGAACCTTCGAACTTTGACCAGATGAAATGGTAGGATATACCGATGCAAAGAACTCGTCTTGAATGTTGGTCGGAACGAACGCAAACTCGTCGAGGTAAACCATATTCTGAGAAGTACCACGAATCGCAGAAGATGAGGTAGCAGAAGCAAGAATTTCTGATCCATTCTCAAGCTTGATATTACCCTTGTTCCATTCTGTCACACCCATCTGAAGCCACTTCGGAAGATGCTCGAACATCAATTGAATACGACCGAGGATTTCTCTTGCTTGTCTATCTTTGTTGGCAAGAATAGCGATGGAGTATTCTTCGTTAAATACGATCTTCCAAAGCAGATATGCGGCAACAGTCGTCGTCTTACCGACCTGACGAGGCATCTTACAGATGACAAATCGATTGGCTTCGAAAGCAAGAATCATTTCCTTCTGAAATTCCCAGAGAGGGAACATAATCAGACCCTTGTCGATGTTGACAATCTTACAGTAAGTTAAGATGAAATGGAGAGGATCCTCAGAGCACTTAATATACTCAGCAACTTGCTCTGGAGTATACTCGACCCGTGTGTCGGCTCTTTTTAATCGAGGATTACCTAAGTAATTTTCACTCGCCATCTTTGTGCCGCTTTAAATATTTCTGTAACTCTGCCGTCGATCCGACAAAGAGGTTGTTTGTGACTTGTTGTGGAGAAGCAGAAGGATCGTCTTCCATGATCTTTTTCTTCTTAGCTTGAAGATCGAGTAAGTCTTTACTTGCTCCTACCATCGTACTCATCATAGTTGCCAAGACTTCGTATGCTCGAGGATGTTGGCTTTGTTTTGCCACATCCATTAGATCAAAGAGTGCTTCTTGACCCTTATTGATCACTTCCATCATGTTCTCGCGCGCATACTCAAAATCATCGGAAATCTGTGTGTTCATTTTCTTTTCAATCACAGCCGGTAAGTTGTCGCTAGGAGCGATGTTTAAAAGCTTGTCAAGGTCATTGCTCATTAGATATTCTCAGTAATTGTATTGATAAATCCATATTCATCTGTACTTATAATTTCGTCGTACGGAATACTTGCCGCAACATTACTCGTGGCTGTTCCATTCGCCGTGAGTCCAGGGCGAGAAGCGACTACAATGGTGTTCGAAGTATTGGTCGTGTTACCCGTTATAACATCTTCGGGAAGTCTAAACGTTGTTTCTGCAAGTTTAATGAGTTTCGATTTCTTTGTAGGACCATACATGTAACCCTTCAATGTAAAGTTGAGTGTCCATGTCAACACTCGTCTTTCTGTAAAGTTGCCTTCATACTGATCTTGAGAAGAGATGCTATTTAAGATAATCGGAATGTCACGCGGTCCATCCACTTCAGGAACAAGATTTACACTCACTGTAAAGTCTGGTGTAAAGTACGGCACGATTTGTTCTACGATTCTTGTACCGTCTTCTGCGTTCTTAACCAAGATGTTCATTTCAAATTGTATGTCATAAGGAACTGGCTGGTACTGATACTTGACTTCATCGTCAGTGCCTCCAGTAGCAGACTGTTTCGTTAGCTTGTTTAAAGTATTGAGTTTACGAGTAGGATCATATTCCAAAGTCGTCATCTCGAACGAGATACGAGGAAGAACGATACCAGCTTGATTCAGCATTTCTGGATTTTGCTCAAGTCTCGCCAGAACTTTATCCTTTGGACCATAAGTCAAAGGAACTTTTAGCGTTTGCCTCACTTCTTGATCATTATCTAAACGATTGATATAGATGTCATTGAACACCGTACCAAATACGATGATATACTTTCTTAGGCTGTCATGATTCCACGTTCTTCCAAACATTATACTTGACCTTCGCTGAACGGATCAACTTGTGACCAGTCGAGAATAACATCACCTTCAAGCTCGAACTCTGTATTATCTTCGAATGGATCGCCCGCTTGTGCTTCAAAACTATATCCTCCTTGAATGATAGGAGTTCCTTCTTGAGTGATAAGAATCATGCCATCTGAAGTCGTAATGTTGTACAGATCGAGGCTCAGGCTGAGATCTCTCTCGATGTTATCAATGGCTGCAATGCCAGTATTTAATTGCTCACCGCTATATTCAAACATCTCACAAACAAGATCATACATCTGAATGTTACCCATCTGATAAAAGACAGGAGTTTTGTTCACATACTTGATATACATCAGACGATCGGCCATCGGAAGATAGATAATATCACCTTCCTGAGGACGATCAATCATCTCGAGATTGCCGATCTCGTCCATAAAGTTACGAACAGATACTGTAAATGTGACTTGATCTCGGATTTCAAGACCGAATTTAGATAAGAACTGACCGTCACCTTCATAACTTTCATAGCTACGAATATACATATCAATTAAGTAATTACTGTTGTATTGTGATAATGCATCTTCTTCGTATACGTCATCTTTGGCGATGAGTGTTCGAGGGCAGTAGTATACATCATGGCCGTACATACGAATAGACTCAAGAACAAGATCCTCGATTAAGATCTGCTCTTGACTATTCGTAAAGTTGTTGAAATAGAAATTGGTTGTCATAGTATATATTTCAACCTATCATATCTAATACAGGTAAGCTATAGCTTGAGATCATTTCATCTTCGAGTTTTCTTCTTTCTGCGACGGCATCGTCGTAGATTTTCTCTCCGTTAAACTGTACTCCACCGGGTAAAGTCATTCCAGTAAACTTCGTGAGGTTTGATCCCCACTGTTCTTTGATCAGAGTCGTAGCATAGTTCTGAAGCCAGCGATCGTTGTATGCATC